TGGTTTACCAAAACCTAAAACTGACCCCCCACGCGTTCAATCTAACCAATTGATCACCCCGGACATAGTAGAAGATGCACCATCATTTCATGGATGGTTTGGTGATGCATGCGATGATGTTAGTCGTAAGATGCAGGAAGGAGTTCACAATGTTACAAATGGTATAAATCATGTATATTATATGATATATACTCCCTCTTTTTTAATCAATCCTTATGATTGGTTTGTTTGGAAAATCCACGCGTTTATGTGGTATATTCAATTCACTTCATTTTGGCAATCCCCTTTTCTATTTTTGTATGTAAATTTATTATGTAGACCTTATCTTAAAATAAAATCTCTTTTTCCAAAGAAACAACTTCAATCACGATCTTCTAAAATTGTAACTGCTTTAGGTTTAATAGTTTCAGGATACTTTGTTTATCGTTTCCTTAAGAAGAAAACAAAGAAAAGAATTATGAATCACGACTGCCAATCATGTAAATCCGCGCAACAAACAAATGACATTCCCCCCCCTGATCCTCCAGCACAAGAAGAAATACCACAGCATGAAAATTACAATGGAGGAGATGCATCAACTGCGAAGAAGCCAAAGCCAAAAGATCCTCCTAATTCGAAAATAATATCAAGACCTCTTTTTAAACAATGTGGTGGTAATGTAGAAAAGGAAGTGTTTGAAATGGCAGAATTTGCAAATTCAGATTCAGGAACACCAACAAAAGAAGTAACATCTGGGATGGCTTATGCAATGGCAAAGATTTTGTGTTCTAATACATATCTCATACAATTCATTGATTCAAATCGTAATGCGCGAACATTACGAGGTTTTTTCGTGAAAGGAGGACTCTTTATAGTAAATAAACATTTATTAGAAGGATACTCTTATGAGCAATATGGAAAAGGACTTTTTAATCTTTACAATGTGTTTGAGAAGATTATTGGAATTCAAGCAAAGAAAGTATCAGTGTTACAACTTATGCATGAAGGTAGTGCAGAACAATACTATGATATCATAGTGTTGGATTTTGGAGGCACAGCAGTAAGACAACACACTGACGTAACAGCAATAGGAGATTCTCTTCGACCAACATTTGTGAAGACATCTCAATTACCAGATTTGGAAGGAGAAAGAATCATGGTTATGATGACAACAATCAATTATCAATTTGACAATTCTAAAGAACTTGATGTAACAGGCAAAATGGCATGGTATGTTGAGCTTCAACATACAAAGATCACTGAAGTATGCAAAGAACCCTTACTTGCGAAGGGCCCGACGAAAACTGATTACACATATTGTGTAATGCAATATCCAATGCAGAGTGTTCCTGGTTATTGTGGGAGTGTAGTGATAGCAAATACGGCACATTATTCAGGAAATATTCTTGGCATACATATGGCAGGTTACACTTGTAGCGATCGAAGTTATGGTCAAATCATAACATTTGAAATGATGGAAGGAATCAGCGAGCAACTCTCAAAGCATGTTGCATTTAGACAAGTGGAGATGTGTAAATCTATTACTTTGTTAGATAACCAGTTTAACAAAGTAGGTAACATCCCACATAATCTATATGCAAAAGGCACCACGAAAATACGTCCATCTCTTTTTCATAATAAAATATTTGTAACACAGAAAAAGCCAGCATATTTAGGTATGCATAATGGCGAACATGTTATAAATAAAGCAATGAAAAAATATATGGAGCCTTCAATTTCGGTTTCGAGCGATAAAGAAGCAGTATTTCGTGGTTGTTTGATGCATAAGTTTGCGACACCCCGGAAAATACGACAACTCACGCATAATGAATCTATAAGTGGAATAGAAGGTAGTGAATACATTGTTGGTATCAATCGTGTTTCGAGTGCAGGTTATCCTTTTAACCGATATACCAACGGTAAAAGAGGAAAATCAGCTTTCTTAGGCGAAGATAACAATTGGATTTACGACCATCC